CAGATACTTGTCCTATTGGCACTGGATTATCTACTAATACTTTATCGTTGAGGTATGAAGTTAATTCCCTGGGAGATAGTTCAGGGAATTGTTCAATTTGAGAAAGCAGCCATTGTTGTTTTGTCATGGTTTTTAATTATCCACTAATAGTTATTCTATTGACAGCATCGTAAATAATAGTTGCAAAATTTTCATGATTTTCCTCAAGCTACTGTGATGCTGTAGTACTTACCCTGATTACGCTCAAGCGTTTGTCGGTTGGTGGTGGAGAGGACGGAGGGGAACGAAATCAATTCTGATACAGTGCCGTCAAATGGGTTCGATGATCCAGTTCCATTCGACGAACCTATCGCGCTATTGACCCCCGTAAAGACGGTCGTAATTGTTGCGCTATCCCATTCCGCGCCGTTCTTAAACAGTTTCCACTGCTCGCTTCCGGTGGTTGATATAGATGTGATTAAAGTGAGTGTATTTGAAATAGCAACATCTGCGGCTAAACCGTTGGTTCCATTGCCTCCGCCTCCCGTCGCTGAAGAGTTGAATGGGTTTAAACGCCCAGCCGACGTAAGTCCAAACGAATCTTGGTTTGCCACAAGTGAAAAACGGCCAGTTTGCCCAGCAGACCACTGCCCAAAAAGAGACCCAATTTGATTTTCAATCGTCGGTGTGAATAGAACAAACAAACTGTGCGTTGTGCCAATAAGCGGAGAAGCGGCAGCTAAATAATCATTTACGCCATCAAACCTGATTTCCGGCTTTCCGTTTTGCGTTTGTAAAACGCCATTAACGACAATGCGCGGGCGGCTCGCCGCCGTAGGTGAAACTGCATGACGACCATTGCCAGATTGATCATACCAGATAACAATCTCACCGTTGGCCAAACCGACAAATGCTAATAATGTAACTACATCTAAATCCTCTCCAATAAAACCAATATCTAGCTCCGCACCATCACTAGTTCTCATTACTCTTATAGCTGCGCCAGTCCAAAACCTGGAAAGCCGTCTTAATCCATAAGCGACAGAGACTATAACAGAAATTAAATCAAGAACACATTTAAAACCACGCAACACCACCATTCTAGTAGAAGTTCTCATGGTGCAAAACTCCTAACTCTAATTGTAAAACTTTCACTATTTGCAGCCGGAGTAAATGCACCACTTGTCACCACATATCCAAACAAAGAAGTGCCAGTTAGTTTATAAAGTTGGCTTAGGTTTCTCGCCTCAGCAACTACACTACCACCACCACCTTGAGCTAATGATGCAGATAAAGCTATACCTCTGGGATTGAGAATACTTGCTCTATCTCCAGAAGATATAGAAAATGGTAGATTATCAGCTATAGCTGATGGTGGGGTAACACCGTATAAATACAAGGTAAAGGTACTCATACCTGCTGGTACTGCTGTGATATTGAAAATAATATCTAAGCTTTCAATAAATATAAACCCACCACTAGCACCAATATTCTGAAGTTCAAATACACCACCATACACATCATTAGCTGTGTAAGCTGTGACGTTAGCGGGTCTTGTTAATGAAGCTGAAGATACATAAGCTAAACCTGCCGGAGAAGTAGCAATACTGACGGGCTGTGTAGATTGCCAAAATGTACCGTCTACTGTAATACTGCCCCCCGCATCATTAATTGGAACAGGATTACCTACATCATTAGCGATCTCCAAAGAAGCATTGCCGACCGTGACATTTAAGCTACCAACTTCTACAGGGATTTTGCCGTTGGACAATACAGGGATGCGATCTCTTGTTACCCCCCAAATGGCTGATAACAAATCTTTGATATCCGATAAAGCCATAAAAGTTTTTTCGTTTTGACTTATTTTTCCCAATGGGAACAATAACGGTACAAACAAAATTAAATTTAATTTATGCCATTAGACCCCGAAATTCTTGCAGCCATCCAAGACGCTATTAAATCCACAATCCCTGCAATTCTTCCTGCGGTGATAGAAGGGGCTGTTAAGCCATTAACCGAACAGATTGAAATAATCGAAAAACAACAGCGAGATGTTAAAAAACTTTTTGATGCCATATCGGAATCTTCAACCAAGTTATCCGAGCAAATGGCTCATCAATTGGAAGAGAGATTTGAAGCAATAAACCCAAGTCTTGACTTTCTCAATAAGTTGAGACAGGAAACAGAGGAAGAAGAATCAGCTACCCCAACCTCAGCCGGAGAACCCCGATTAACTGGCAATGAGATAGAAGAGATCAAAGCATCTTTAACAGAGCAGGTCAAATCACAGTATGAGTCCCAGATCCAACAGATTCAACAACAGCTTGACGATCGGGACAGGGAAACTCAAGCTCTTAGAGAAACGGACCGGCAATCTCGCATGAGGAATGAAGTATTGGATCAAATGCGGGCATTAGGTTTGGTACGGTCAAACACCGAAGGCGATTTACTAACCCTACTGGAAAAGCGCGGATTGCTGATCGAGGACAAAGAAGCTAACAAACTGTACATCAGATCTACCGATAAATTTGGAGATCTCGTTAAGGCTGAATTTAAAGATGTTCTCCCAAACATACTGGAAACAGAATTTGCCCATTTTGCTGTTCCTAGAGCCGGAACGGGAACAGATGCCACACCCGGTAGTCGCCCTACACCTCAAAAGAGTCCATACGATTTTGCAAAAATGACTGCTCAGGAAATTTACGACAACTACAACAAAGACCCCGAAGCCATGAAAGCCTATAACCAACTCCTTGAACAGCAATTTGGGAAAGCTTAATCCAAGTAATTTCTACAAAGAAAATTTATGCCTCCACAATTTACCGGTAACGATGCACTTTTAGAAACTCGCATTGCCCTAAGCGCGTTAACGCAATTGAACTTAATGGCGATGTATCCCCGTGTTTGTATTACAAATTACGAACCCGGTGCTTTTGAAGTTGGCAATGAGGTTAAGATCCGCCGTCCAAGACGACGACGAGCTACAGACTTAAACCCTCGCGTTGCGGCTGGTACTTTCACCGAGGCTGGTTTCTTCTCCGGTACGGTGGCTTTAGAGCGGCTGTGGTTTGATGGCTGGGTGACTTACGGGCTAGACCCCCGTCAAAGTATCGAGAGATACTTGGTAGAAACTGGATCTCAAATGGCGGATGCGATCGCTACGCCGAACGATGAGTACATGAATTCATTGTTTACCACTTGGACGGCAACAACCGGATCTGTGGCTTTAGGTGCTAACGCTCCCATTGGTTTATCTGCGTGTGTAGATTCCACCACCGGGCAACTAACCAACTTCAATAGCAGCGGGCTAACTGGTGCGGGTGTGGTTTTGGATAAAGAGAATGTCCCCAAGGCTGACCGTTTCGCGCTAATTTCACCTGTGGCTGGTGGTGCGTTCCTGTCCGACTCTATTGCGGTAACTGGTTTTGCCGCCTCCACCATTGGTAGTGGACAAATGATTCAAGACGGTATGAGAAATTTCATACCCCGTTTTGGGTTTAACATCGGCGCATCCAACGTCATCAGTTCCCAGAGTGCGATTACCGATTTGGATACCAACGCCGGAACACAAGCGACTCTAGCCATTGCATCAGCCGCATCCAATACTGACTTTACCTACGCTGATAACACTACTACTACCAGCGTCGGCGCTATCAACCTAACCCTGACTTGTACCACCGCTTTATCAAACAGCGTCGCAGTAGGACAAATCGCCAGAATCGGTACAAGTAATACAGTCAAAGCTTTTGGCGTGATTCTAAGGATCAGTAGAGCCACTCCCACTGCCCCCGTTGTTAGTTTTGTGCCTTTTGCCCCCAATGGCACAAAATTAACCGCGACTGATATTGTTGCTGGCACTGATTTATTCAGCATCCCCAGTATTCCGTCCATTAATACCGTCAACCATCGTGAAGGTATTTTAATGGCCACCCGCCGAATTGCTGAACCTACTCCTGGATCAGGTGCGGTAGGAGCAAGTGTCACCGACTCTGACACGAACTTAACAATTCAGGTTTTTAGGGGGAATTATGATACTGGCACGGTAAGCGAGAAAAATGCTTACTATATGCTGACTGGTTCTAAAATTTCCGACTTCCGTAAATGCGCTTTAATCCTATCCCTCTAAATTATGCCTATCCTCTTTTCTCCAGATGGGCAAGGGGTTCAAGTCCATGAAATGCAGGTGAACAACTTCTTGGCGATGGGGTACAGAATCACCGCCCCCGATGAACCAAAGCCTGTACCACAACCCGCACCCACAGAACCCAGCGCGGAACTAATTAAAATCAATTCCGCATCAATCAAAGATTTATCAGAAAAGTTGGGATTGACAACAGCCCAATCCAGGGAAGTTCGAGACGGCAGACCCTACGCCGATGTAGGGGATCTAATTGCCAAAATCCCAGTAGTTTCCTGGACTGGGTATCACAACATTAGCTACGAGGCGCAACAATCATGACTCTGACTGATCACGAAATTGGATTGCTTTACGAAGTGTACGAAATCACCTTACGGAATAGCACAGCAGTATCCGGTGGTAGTGGTCAGTCGCGTCTTATGCCCGATTTATTCAGTTATGGGACTTCAATCCAGAATAGGCTGCAATCATCAATAGAGGAAATTAATCTTGAGCCGGCTCAAGTTGAGCGAGTGCAAGCAATCCTCGCAGAATTTGAAGAACTTAGTTTAGACCCGTCAAAAATAGATAAAGACGGCTACCAGCTACGGCCATCAAATAATATTAAAACTATTAGAACGCGGCTTTACCCTTATACCGGAATATTATTTAATTCTTCTGCAGGACAGAGGCTATCAATTGGGTGAGTTTTTATAAGACCTCGCGGTAAGCGTAAAACTCAGCGGATTTAACCCTGAGAGTGTCAAGAGGAAATTCTATGAAAAAAAGGCGCAAAAGACTCGATTGCTTTGAAGATAGCGCGAATACTGCATCCTGAAGAAAAAGATGAGGATGAGCAAGATTAGGCTATAGTTGACAGTGACGCTAAAAGGAATTATTTTTATAGTTATGAACTATGAAATAAAGGTAAGCATTGAGATGGACATTACGCCTATTGCATCTTTTAATTGGGGGCAAGATTACGCCGCCAAGTTACGGCAACACAGGGAATCCGCAGGGTTATCTCGCGCCAAGCTGGCACAAATGGCTGGAGTGGCCGAGGGTTATATCCAGCAAATCGAAAACCCCAGGTTATTGAAGCGAAAACAGGTAACAGTAGGGGCTGACACCTTCGCTAAAATCTGCGAAGCCTTACAGATCAAGGTCTCAAATTTTTTTTGGAAAATCTCTTGACAAGTCTATAGTTACCAGCTATAGTAGAAGAGTAAACAAAAGCAGCCACAAGTTTTCTCAGGACAAGGTGACTGCTTTCTAACCAATCAGGTTTTATTGATCATGGCACATCCAACCTATTCCAGTCAACAACTCCTCAACAGAGGAATGATCAAAGTTAAAAAAGTCGCCTCTGACTTGGGAGTATTGCCCACAGGTGACAAGAGACTTATTCAAAATTGGATTGATGCCATTATTGAGCATCAATCCGCCCAGGTTCAAAAAATTGAAGTCGTAGAAGCAACTATTGATTTTGAAAGTGAAAGTTTTGAGGGTTCTACCCAGCCTTACATGGTTTTGGTAAATGGTGAGATTGTCCACCGCACCACAACCTACCAACAAGCAGAACGCCACTGCAAATGGCAGGGCTACACACTCGTAGATAGTCAAACCTTGGCTCAACAAGAGTTAGAGGTTGAGTTAGAAGTGCAAGCCGCAACAAAGGCTGAAAAAGCCGCATCTGTAGAAGTTATCGAGCAACACACAGAAAATGGTTTCGTGAAGTTTGTCACTCTCAACCATAAGAATGGCAATTACTACACCGTCACACCTGCTCACCCCATCCCAAAAGAGCGCTGTGAGTGTGGGGATAATCACTTTAGAGGCGCTGAATGCAAGCATCAACTCGCTGTTAAAAATGCAATAGCATCCAGAATCAGCTTTATTTCTCCTACAGACTTTGGCTATTATGAAGCCATCGTCGACAATAACATACATCATGTCATTGCCAAAATTATATATTTAGATCAATCCTGGAATGTAGAAATGGTAAAGAAATCAAAAACTCTTAGTTCGTATGAAGAGGCAGAACAATTCATCAAAGATGAATATGTAAATAATGTGATTATGCACAGTGCCACTGGTCGCATAGAGCCAATTATCGAAGACATAAGCATGAATATCGAGTTTTCAAACTTTGTCCATGATCATGGACAATCTTACACACTCAGAATTAATGGGGCGATCGCTGGTTCAATCTTCCTGAATGATGATCATGGCTGGACTATGAATGGTGAGGATTATCAGGATGATTGGCAGCTTGTAGCCAAGGAATTGATCGGATTAACCCATTTAGTAGCAGCTTAGTTAAACGGGGCGTAATTGCCCCTATTCAAAAATATTTTAAAGGTGAAAAATGATTGAACTAATTAAGGCATTGATAAAAGCACGGGCTGAGTTCCCGTCCATACAAAAAGACAAAATCAATCCACATTTTAAAGTGTCCTATGCATCTCTAGATTCAGTTCTAGACGCTGTTACTCCAGTGCTTTGTAAACATGGATTGGCAATTGTCCAAGTCATGGAGAAAGGGAGCATATTAAAAACTAATTTGTTTCATGAGTCAGGAGAATTTTTGACCAGTGAATATGAGCTTCCTGATATTCAGGATAGCCAAAAGAAAGGGGCGGCTTTGACTTATGCCCGCCGCTATACTGTTTGTGCTTTGTTATCAATCACGGCTGATGAAGATGACGATGCAAATAGCGCAAAGGATGATAAAACCGCACAGAAAACCTACAACAGCAGACAATCAGTCAACAGCAGACAATTGTCCATTGGCAATGCCATTAAGCAAATCAGGGAATTTCTGAAAGTTGAGAAAGCCTGGGTTATAAATTGGCTGTCCAGTTATCAAGTTCCATCAATTAAAGAGCTAGAGTCTGCTGAACAACTCATTAAAGATATGTGCATTGACTGGGCAATTTCTCAGGGCGTGGATGAATTTCAGGCACTTGATTCTTATACAGAAAATGTTAAATCCCCTGATTTAACATCGGTTCAAAAATGGCAACAAGTGTTAAGAGGTGAGTTTCCTAAAGTTTTAACAGAGGTTGCGTAATCATGTCATATCCAAAAATTGATTGCATTGATCATGAGTCTATTAAGTCCGCATTATCTTATTTGGCGGATGTTGCCAGAGAACATGAGTTTGACGATCCCGCCTATTGTCAAAAGATTTTAGAATTTAGGCAGAAGCAGATCGAAAAAATTAATGAAGCTGTTGGAGAAATCCTAGACGCTTTTTATAATACAGAAAACTACACTGACCATGTTTCACGCTAATCCGCCAATCCCTTAACCCGTCTCTTCCCTGACTTCCGCTCCCTAGTTTCCTTTTTGGCTGTTAAATAAGTAAAGTAATTGCGGTGGAATCGCCACCGCTAAACATCATGAAAATATTGTTTTTGGATTTAGACGGCAAAGGACTATAAATGAATAACGCAGTTTTATCGGGCATCATTTCATCCCCTCCACAACTTAGATATAGCCATGACAACAAACCTATGTCTGAGTTCTTACTAGCATTTCAAAATGCTAGTAAATCGGAGTCTGTCAAACAGATTAAGTGTGTGGGATTTGGCAAATTAGCTGAATTAATAGCGCAACTTGATGAGAATCAAGCTATTGTCTTGGTTGGTGCAATCAACATTATCAGCAAAGAAAGTAACGGCACTAAAACCAAAGTAACTGAGTTTAAAATCAGTGCTTTAGACATGGTTTCTAGTCCGGTAAACGTTAATTCTGTCAGCATTGCAGGACGGGTAGGGCGTGATCCAGAAGTCAGGTATTTTGAGTCTGGTACTAACAAAACATCATGCTCTTTAGCCGTCCGTCGCACATCACAGACAGATTGGTTTGATTTAGAAGCGTGGGGTAAGACTGGTGAGGTGATGGGCAATTATGTCCGCAAGGGCGGATTAATCGGCATTCTTGGACAAATAAAATTTGAGGAATGGACGGATAAAAGCACAGGCGAATTACGGTCAAAACCCGTAATTTTAGTTGGAGAATTAGAGCTTTTAGGGGGCAAGAAAGAACAAGAACAGGAGGACTTTTAAAATGGAATCTTTAGAATTTTGGCTTGAAAAAATTGCTAAAAATAGCGACGGTAAATTTACTCACTGGGAAATTGAAGTTTTATTTACTGAAATGACAAAACTTTTAATTCCACCACCCCTGGAGGTACAAATCTTGCCGCTGCTAGTAGCAATACGTGAAAGAGGGAAAAGCCATAAGCACAAAGCGAATATTGCCGTATTTACATTGGATCTAATCAAAAATTTCAAATCAACAGAAGACAAAAAATTCGATCCCGATTCTTTCTAAAACCCGTCCGCGATGACATAAAACTATTCAATTCAAAAGGGAAGGCAGCCGCCAAGCAAAACCTACCCCTATCACCAGGAGTGACCATGAAATTAAAACAGATCGTGATCGCATTAATAGCAATCTTAACAATTCTCAATATTGCTAATCCCACAATAGCAGCCCGTGACGATCAAACAGGAGATTGCATTAAAAAAGGAAAATGTAAGGATTAAAACAATGGAAAGAATGAAGTTCGGCTGGTGGTATCTCCGGTATGCTTTTACTTATGAACCTATGAAAGCATTTGGAGCGTGGGAAGATGAATGTAAGCGTCAATTCCCACAATACGACACATACTCTACTTTGGAGATGGTAGACGTTTATACGGACTACTGCTACCAGAACTTAATGCCTAAATCATTTATAGTGTCTGTCATAGATGCAGTATCTTATGCTTTTTTGTTTAATTTTAGGGGGACTTTCTACTTTCTTATCGTTCTTAAGCACAAAATAAGTTACCGCATTGGTAGCTTTTTGACAAAGAACAAGACAGAGATCATTGATGTTGACGTTACTGATTGGGAGTAATTTCGCCATTAGGTATCTCAACCTGCGAGTCCGCTAATTTTACGTTTACCAGTTTTCCGTTCCCTGGTTTCCTTCTTAAACGGATAAATACTGTGAATCAGATAACCCGCTGCATCACTCAGGTGAGAGAGTAGCGGGTTATCGTTTTTATTGATACCCTCATCACTCCACGTCACCTGTTCCAAATCCTTGATAAAGTTTTGGCAATTCGCAAAGTGGACATAACAGCGATTTTGGCGGAACAATTGATTGACAGAATGGACCCGATTCACAACAAATGGGTTGGCATCTGCAAATTTCCGAACCAAATAACCTTTGCCACGCATTGCGGCTAGTGGTTCTAAGCCCTGAAACACGATATCCCAACTACTTAACCGACTAGCCGCAGTTCTAGCGCGTCCGGTGGCATCCCCAAATATTTGTATTTCTGGGGGGATGCCGTATTTCTCCACCCAATCCACAATACTTTCCGTCAGTTCCCAAATATCGGAGTCCATCATAAACCACTCTTTGCAAAAGTGAATTTCGTTCCCGCGTTTTTGGGCTGCTAAACAAACTATAGGCGTGTGGTTAAAGTCAAAGGTTAGCAGCAGAGGGAGATTCGGGTCATATTCCAGTAGTTCGGCATCTTCATCCTGGAACGAGTGTTTGGTGCGGTCAAAGTATTTGTAAATTAAACCCTGTACCGTGTTGATGAACTGCCCCATAACTTCCTGTTGGTACAGTTCATCGCTATAGTTTGCCTCTAGTGAAGCTACATAATCCTCCCCTAAATATTTTTTATTTTCCAGTGACGACATTGAAACAATTTGGTAAATCCGTCTTAAGTCGTCGCTGCGTGTCGGATCTCCAAATTTATCCCACAGATAGTTATATCCGGCTGGTGACGTGGTTAATATTCCTTGCCCTTTGAGCGTACCTGGACCACGCCCCAATCTTCCATCAATTGTTAAAAATGCCTTTTCCGGCGTATATGCAAACTCGTCTCCCCAAAACCACCGGATTTGTAAACCGCGCCCCGCTTGAGTTGAACCACTAAAAGCTGACGCTGACAGAACGTAAACGAACGCCCGATCCGGTCCGATATAGCAGCGTTGACAATTGGCGATCGCTAATGCCTGATCTTCTGCCGACTCACGCCAAGGCTCAAGGGGTATATTGAACATCCGGCAAACTTCGACTAATGCCAGAAGTGTGGCTCTCGATAGCTGCCCGTAGCTATTTGCCGATATCATACCTCTAGCATCCGGCGCAAGCAAAGCGCGAGAACAAGCCCAAATTGCACCGGAGAAAGATTTTCCTGATCCTATTCCCCCAATAGCCGCTCCCCATCTCTGCGTTAGGGGTTCTACGTCCTGCCACCCCATCATATCAAGAAACCGCGCTTGTCCTCCGGGGTTCGGCTCAAATTCCTCAAACAGCGTGATCTTACTCTCACCTTGTGACTCTACCGCCAAGGCTTGCTGTGTTGATGATTCAAGATTGAGTAACGTTCCCCACCCGCTCATGAAACACATCCTTTCGGAATACGCGGGAGTTTACTTTGAAAATTTTCATTGCCTTCTATACTCAAAACCTTAAAAGAAGGCAAGTTATAAACGGCGTGCGACAGGTCTAGATTATTCGGGGAATAAGAATGCCCCTGATATCCATGCGAAACCTTAAGCTCTCTTTCCCAAGCGTCTAAAGCCCTTTTCTCTATGCTTTCTCTGACACTTACTTTTTCTGCGGCGGCTTTCAGCTTGTTTTTTTGGTCGCTTGCTGCTGGGTAACTTTGAACTTTTACAGCAGGATTAATGAACTCAAAAAGATCATTATGTTCCGTCTCAACTTCAACGCTTGCCAAAGTCAATTCTTTTTCGCCTATGTCACCAAACGGGCAATATTCAAGTTTAATTTTCATGTAAAATCGCTCCTAAAACAAAATTAAAATGCTCTGGATCTCTCTTGTAAAAGTAAGCCATTCGGTCAGGTGACATGAATTTCTCAACTCCCATCGAAACAACCTCAGTATAAGTACCCGCAGGACCATATATCTTCCCTACATAGGGGTGTATAAAGTTGCCTGGGAATGCCATCTCATTATCTCCGTATCCGCCGTATCCAGTAATATCATTCATTTTCATTGGTTCGGACGACGTAGCCCGATCTTCAATGAATTTTCTTGACGCGACAGCCAATTGCTTATTCTCAAATTCCGAAAAATGCGCGTATTCGTGAAAGACCGCCTCACGACGATAAGAAAGGCTACTTTCAGTGTCTGGAGCTAATTCTTTGTCAAGCATCTTTAGACCCTTACTTCCTAAAGTTAGTTCTCCAGTGTATGGATTTGCAAAGGCTCTATCTGTATCGATATTTACTACTTTTTTTAGTTCTGTCGTACCCATGCCGCCTGTTATCATATAAGCATCCGCCAAGGCAGTTAGAGTTGTTTCCCTGTCTTTACCTGTGAGCGTGAATTTGTCAGAAACAAGTGAATTAGCCCATTTTTCTGCATCTTCTCTATCAATTTTATGATGGGCTTTTAATTTCTGTAACGTTCCCTCTGCGGCCGCTTCAAGCTCTTTCTGGGCAAGTAACATTTTCTCATCCAATTTTGCTGCGTGTTTTTCATCTTTTTTGAACCATTTTCCTTGTTTGGTTTTCTTGTTATTCCTCTCTATGTCCATAAAGAAATTCTTTTTCTCAGCTTGAGCATCTTGTAATGCTTTTAGTGCTTTCCCCATAGTTTGATCAGAAAAATCCTTGCCTATGTTCATCAAAGCCTTATGATCCGAAGAATCGGCTTTGTATGATACAAGTGTGGTTTTAGTGGGTTGAGTAGACCCCCCAGTTTTTTTTAGTAGACTCCCCAGTTTTTTAGCAGACTCCCCAGTTTTCTTAGTGGATTCCCCGGTCTTTTTAGTGGATTCTCCGGTCTTTTTAGTGGATTCTCCGGTCTTTTTAGTGGATTCCCCGGTTTCCTTGGTGGATTCTCCGGTCTTTTTAGTGGATTCTCCGGTCTTTTTAGTGGATTCTCCGGTCTTTTTAGTGGATTCTCCGGTCTTTTTAGTGGATTCTCCGGTTTTCTTTGCACAATTTCTAAGTGCGGAAATACAAGCATTTCCGCAAGCTTTACCTTTTTTACAGGTTTTTTCAAAAACCTCTAACGCTTTGCCCATACTGATATTTATCCTGTTTTAGCAAGCTTTCCCCTGATTTGAAAAACTTTCCAAAACCCCCTTGACGAATATTTGTTAGGCTGTTACTATATAAATGTAGAGAGGTCAAAAACAGTGAAACCCTAAACCAATAGCACCCCTCATGAGGGGTGCTATGTCTTCTCTGCGAAAATTGTGAGAGTTCAACAGGAATATTAGGAGTATAACACGATGGACGAGAATTTAAGAAAAGCTCAATGGAATTACGAAAGATCTGAAAAAGGTAAGGCACGGAGGAAGAAATATCGCCAGAAGCCTGAAGTCAGGGAACGTGAACGCGAATTAGACCGCGAACGCAAGGATGCCAAACGAGAGTACATGAGAGAGTATATGCGACTAAAGCGGGCAAAATTGAAGAAAGAAAAACAAGGTGAATAACGCATATAACCCTCTATTTTGAGGGTTTTTTAGTCATCAAAAAAATATTTTAAAAAAACTTTCCAAAACCCCTTGACAATATTTTGTTATCCTGTTACTATATAAGAGTGAGAGAAAAAACAGGAGAAAGAGCAATGTTTGTTACATTTGAAACCACAGAAGAAACAAAGATCACAATTGACATAAGTGGTGCAACTAATTGGTGTGATGATCAGCTAGTGACTGAAGCTTGTGAGCAATTAGGAATAGACTGGGTTGATTATCAAGATAGAACCAAGAAATTAAAAAAAGGGGTTACTGTTACTCCAATAGATTGGAGACCATTAAGAGTGGAGAGTAGACAGTGGGTGGTACTGAAAAGACCAAAACAAAAAGAATACAAAATTGACTACTGGTATTTTTATGATATCATGGGTAATAAAAAATATCCTGAAGTACCAGTAGAATACAAGCCAATATACAAGAATGGAAGTTTTAGAAGTTTTTAAGTGAAAAATGGGGTGAACTATCACCCCATTTTTCATGTTGCCTAAGTTTTAAAAACTTTCAAAAAAACTTTCCAAAACCCCTTGACAAATATTTGTTATCCTGTTACTATATAAGAGTGAGAGTTGAGAAATAAAGGTAAAACCATGAAAAATGTAGAAATTGATTTAATATGTGCTTGGATATGGGGGTCTAAAGTGTGTGAATATGCAAAAGAAATTTTTGCAAAAATGGTTGAATTAGGTAATCAAAAAAACTGGACATTTTGGATGTCTGATCAGAGCCAAACAAAACAATTGCTAGGTGAAGCTGTCAAAGCTTGTCATCTTGTTAATGAGTTCTCTGAAGACCAGGAACTCTATGAGGGGGACATTCAATGGTTGATTCAAAACGCCCCTTACTAACCAACTAACAACCTGTACTAATGCTAGTAAATTCAAGAAAAGCATGAAAGTAGGTTAAAAAAATGGGGTGAACTATCACCCCATTTTTTATGCTTTATTTAAATGAAGATGTAGTAAATTCTCAAATCAAAATTTGTACGGAACGGGAAGATTTGGAGGGTGTAAAATGCCCTGCTTGTTGTAAAGTTAAGAGTCAAAAAATTTATGTCCATTAGGTAAGGCAAGAATTTCTCCACCTTGTGAATAAAGCGCCTCAAAGGGTGCTTTTAATGTTCAACTAAACTCAAAAGTACCTTGTAATTCAGACCCCAAAGCACGGGCTAAAGCCTTTGTAACTCTGGGGCGTTTTCCGTCAAACTGCGGTTGTAGCGTAAATTTCCCCGTTTGCTCATTCCCCGTCAATGGGTCAACATAAACGGCTGATGCTTCCGACTGTTTACGGATCAACTCAGTTGGCAGTAATCGGGGTTTTACAGCATACCCGCGCAAGTTAACTACATTTGGGTTTTGCCCTGGTTCGGGTTTAACTGCGGCGTTACCCTCCATCCATGCTTGTACTACTACATCAGTTGTAGTTTGCACAGGGTTTCCTGTTTCGGGGTCAGTGACAAACACGCCAGGACTGGGTAATTTAAAAGTTATTACTAAATTTGGGATAAATGGACGCGGCATACTTAGACAATCAGCAACTTTTAATTAATTTTCACCAAACCAGGGACATCCGACTGAGAAACAAAATAGTTGAGACTAACATGGGGCTAGTCGGTCATATAGCAGGTAAAATGACCGCTTGCTGCACAGTCCCAAGAGAAGACCTGATACAAATTGGGGCGGAGGGATTAATCAAAGCGGTGGAGAGGTTTGACCCTACTAAGAAAATTAAACTTTCCAGTTACGCCGTGCCGTTTATTTATGGTGCAATGGCGCAATTTGTCAGGGATAAAGCGCGGATGGTAAAAGTTCCGCGTCCCCTCCAAGAAACCCACCAAAAATTGAAGCGACACGCGCAAAAACATGGCGTAACTTATGAACAAGCGGCCATTGAACTAAATATCTCTTTACAAGTTGCCAAAGAGGCGGCGATAGCTTGCAATCAAAATAATCCTGAACTACCCGAACAGTTGACAACGGAGCAAGCAGAGGAATCAGAGTCAATTCTCCCGCTGCTTGATAAGTTGCCAGAACTTCACGCCACAATCATCAAAGATTTATATATTACCCATATCCCCGCCAAAATGTTGTGCCAAATCCATAATATTAAATTGAAGGAGTTGCGCCGAATTGAATCTGACGCTTTACGAAAATTAAAGTTGATAGCAGTAGGGCGGGTTCAATGCCCAAATTGCAAAGATTACCAAACTATTAAAAATGGTAAGCGTGACGGAAAACAGGGTTATTTGTGTAAGTCCTGCCAGACTCAATTCAGAGAAAACCCGTTACCGACTGGGAGACGTGGCTATTCTAATGATGTGAAGGTGAAAGTATTGGAGGCGATCGCTAACGGTAAATCTAGTTATTGGTGTGAAACTTATTTGGGAGTTGACCACAGCACCGCTTACCTATGGAGTAAAAATTATGTTATCAATAATTTAATAAATCTATCGAAGAAACAAATGACGGTAGTACAACAACAATGGCAAATTACCAGCAAGTTTACCGGACTTGCAGATTGGGTGATCAAAACCTGTGGCGATTCTCCTCAAGTAGAAGCGGCGTTAAAATCGCTGCATGAGGCAATGATTCACTCACAACAAGCGGTAGAGAAGGCTAAAAATGAGTGAAGTTTTACGATTGCCAATCTCCAGCGTATTGGCAAAATTCCACCCTGAAAATCCCCGCGAACATTCAGAAGAGAATGATTTGCCTTGGATTCGTGACAGCTTGCTAGATTTTGGATGGTTGATTTACCCCACAATTCAGCGAAACCTAGACGGTAGTTTCGGCTACCTCATCTCAGGACATGGCAGGGTTCAGGGTGCGGATTGGTTAAGCCAACAGGATGAAGATTTTTTCCTGAAAGAGTGGGATCGGTGGATCAAAGGGACGGGGAGAGATAAAGTAGCCGAAAAACATCGAGAGCGGTTTTGTGCTAATTATTGGACTGCTATCCCCGTCGTTCCCGTCACGCTCGATGAACTATCCCAAAAGTCGGCGCTGCTTCGACTTAACAATACTAGCCATGATGGACGTGATGACCCCGGTAAAATTGCCGCAATTTTGGCGCAAATGCCCAAAAGACAGATTAAAACAGCGGGTTGGGATACTTCAACTGCTAACAGTTTTATGCGAGCCTTTCTAGTTCGCAAAGAAGAACCGGAAGAGGAACAGGAAGAAACGGGTTACGATTTTGATGACGAGAAATACCCAAATCCTCAAATGAGTGAAGATGGCACTACCATTGACGTAACACCCAGTAGAAGCGATTACACACCTCCACCACCTGCGGAAAAGGTCATTGTTGAAACTGAAAATGTGACAGATGTTGGTGCAGTTCAGTCAATTAACTACACCGGGAAGGGTGAGCAAACACAGTTTTTTATCTTTTTAGATAAGGGTGATTTAGCTAATTTTCGCTCTAAACTTGACCAACTTGCACCCAAAATTGGCATCTCAACTGAGGGCATGGTTCAGCAATATCGGAGTCAGGTAATTCTAAAGATAGTAGACATGATGAGCACCGAGTTAGGAGTGGCAATAAATGACAGTACAGACGGAGCAATCACAGCCGAAAACGTTGGATTCTGACAAGTTTTTGGAGTCATTCAGGGCTAAAAAATATCCGCCTAAAAGGTACAAGCGGAAAAACCTATCACCTGAGTTTATAGAAGCCGCACGTCAACGATGTTTAGTACATAGGCCTTGGGAGAAGTCAACCGGACCACGCGATAAATCCAAATGTGGAAAGAACAACATCAGGCATGGTCGCCGTTCAAAAGCGATGCAGGAAGTCAACAAGATAATTACCCAAGTAGTCCGGTTGGTTCGTAATGCCAAAGAAGAATAACGGACTCTACGGTAAACGATTATCTGGGAAATGGCGCGACGCTTTCACGGATGCCCAAGATTATGACTTTGAGAGCATTGTCCGTGAGAGTTTTTATGCTGCCCATGGTCGGATTCTTTCACAAATTGAAGGCGCGGGGAAATTCTCCAAAGAAGGGAAAACTTTGCTCCAAGCGTGTGAAATTTTAGTTGAACAAGGGGAGCTAACTTTTGAGTTTGTCGAAGAATTAAAACTGCGGCTTTTAGGACTTGATTTAAACGGAATGTTGGCAGCATTTCAGGGAACTTTAGCTTTAGCGGATGGCGCGGTTCGCCTATCAAAAATGGGGGATGTCCGCCGTCAGTTAGATATTTGCAAGGCATTTATTGTTGCTATTCTGCAAAAATCACAAGACAGAATGGCGCGAGAATTAGCACTTGCTTGTATTCAACAATTGAAACTAGACGCTGATTTACCACTAGAAGAATTGGAGAAATTAATCCATGATGCCCAAGAAGAAAGTGACGACCAAGAAGAAGATGACAGCGAAGAAACCCAAGAAGAAGTGCAGCGCACAGAAGAAGATGTACTGACTTGGCCTGAAAACATTTTAGAAGGGGATATTTGGGGAGATGGAAATATCGAAAGCACTGCCGCAGAAGAAATATATAGAAGCAGCGAAACGGGCGAAAACTGATGAATTTCAGGCACTCAAGAACAAAACCATTGAGCGTGTGCGGACTTGGTATGATGATCCTAAAATTAATCAGGATGTCATACCAGGATTGTGGTTTGGGTACGGTAAAGACTCAATGGCAACTGCAATAATTTTGGAATTAGCAGAGGTTGATTATTGTAATTTAATTATTGATTGCGGTGCGGAACTTCCGCACCACTATGATGTTTTGCCAGAGTGGGAGGATTATATCAATTCATTTGGTAACGGGTTTTATTATGAGGAGTATTTAACTGATGACCCGTTTCCATTAATTATTAAAAAATATTTAGATTGGGGTAATTCTTACGGATTAAAAACTAAAGATGGACAACCATTGAATTTTTGGGATTGGGGAGAAATGAGGGATAGCATTTCCTACGAAGCCATCTATCAATTTCAGCATAATTATGGTGATGGAAACCCCAATGTAATGTGTATGTGGGGAAATCGCGGCGCGGAAGGCATGGAACGCCAGTTTGAAATTAGTCGAGAAGGACTAATTCAATTCCGTGATCAGGACAAAAAAGACTATTTACCCTATGTGCGTGGACTCCCGATAGGTGATTGGCTTGATATTGATGTTTGGGCGTTGCTAGTGGAAGAGGACGCACCAATCTCACCTATTTACTCAATGCACCAAATACCGCAGAAAAAAGGCAAGCCATTTCCCCGGACGCTTTGGTATTGTAGCCCAGAAATTCTGTGTGGAACTTATTATAAGTGGTTAGCGCGTTACGCACCCGTTCAACTCAAAGAATTGTGTGACTTGTTCCCAGAAGTTAGCGCCAGGCTGACGGCTAAATAGGTCTGTGCATCCACCCATCACCTTGATGAAATGGTGTACCATCCACAAATCCCAGCCGTTTATACCATTCCGCTAAGTTTTCCTGACTTAATCCATTGTCGAACGCGCTGCATCGTAAACAAAGTATGGTGTCTGGGTGATTGTCAAAGATTATCTGCATGAGCGATCGCCCATAACCTTGACCTTGAAATTCTTGTCCAACGGATAAATCAACTATCTCGATATACTCGCACTGGTCAACAGCAAACACGCTGCCGATAATCTCGCTCTCATCTGTCAGTAACTCGTAGTGAACTGCATCACTTTCTGCTAATACCGTCATTGGGAAAACTAAAGATAAACATATTTACAAAATTAGGATTGACCGTTATGGCTAGAGGCGTTGCTAGAAGCACTAGAGGCGGACAAGGTAGGCGACGGATAAGTACTGGACTTGATTTTGAGAACCCTAGAACTCGCAACAGGATTAACCGTTTTTTCACACCAGCACAACAAAGGGGGGATTTTACTGATACACGTAGTAGGCCGCAAGTAATAGCAGAAACAGCACGAAGAGGCGGCAGCAGTGGGCTTACTATTGACGAGACTCGACGCGGTAGGACTGGCAATGCTGGTGGTGGTAGCACCAGTGGTGATCCCCATCAAAACAGAGGCTCTAGAAGGGCTGCATCAGCGACAGCGCCAACACCAGCAGTCCGTCCTAGACCTAGTGAAGCAAGGGCAGCTAGAGGTCAACTTATTAGACAGATATCCAATAGAACGCAGAACGCTCGGAGATCACAAAGAACAATTTAA